CTCAGACAGTCCTGTTTATGAATTCTTTGCTGTACCTTACACAGAATTCCGTACAGCCCTCGGCACTACCTTTACAGATGCTGCTGAATGTGCTGCTTACATTACCGAACAAGCTAACGCTACTGCTATCGGTATTATTGAATTCGGTGCTACAGATACTGTAGACTTTTCACGTGATGCTACTAATACTACTATTCTTGCCTCTACAGGTCATTCTTATTCTGTAAACTCTATTAAAGCAGTTGCAGAAGCAGATGGTACTATTTCTATTAAAGAGAATGTAAGTAACGGAACAGATGTTATGCGAACTATTCGTAAAGCAAATGTAACATTTAGTGGGCAAACACAAGGACAACAGCTTAACTCAGTAGTAAACTCTCTTAATGCATTATTTACTGTAAACCCAGTAGGCTTAGGTGCAGAAGATAGATTTATTTCTAACACTTATGAAAGTGACACTGCTTCTGTCGCTACTTTTGGTGATGTAACTATTACTACCGATGTAGCTACTAAAGGTACTAACACTGGTTCAGAGTTCAACGACGGTTTTTACACAACAAGTGACCCTATCTCTGCTAATGGAGAGTACTTCGAATTTAACAACACAGGTAATGATCCTCTTAAAAAGATGATGATTGGCCTTATGTTAACTTCTGAACTTACTTCTTCAGCAGTCCTAGAAGATAACACTGTAACAGGTGAAGACATGGACTTAGCTGTTCGTCTCAAGCCTAACGCTACTTATGAGCATTCACCTTATGGTGCTGTTATTGAAAATGGCTTCTTTACTAACCCACAACGATCTGATCAGTACCGTGCTGGTATTGATAATGATGGTCGTTTGTTTATTTCTCATTTTAATGATAACTCTAGTGAATGGCAAGTAATTGTTCGTTCAGCCCTAATAACAGCTAATGAAGAGTATAGCTTAGTAATTTTCTTAAAGAATGAAAATGCTGCTTGTTCTACAGTAGTTGCTTCAAAGACTCTTTATACAGGTCCAGTAATGACCTACTACTATATTGAGTCTCCAGATGGTGATTTCTATTATCCTCTGTTTGCAACAGAAGAAGAAGCTCAACAAGCCGATATGAATGCTGGTGCAGCCTCTCCAGGCACTGCTCATCAACACGTTTTTGTAGATGAAATACCTACATCAAACATTTGGTATATGCCAAGTACAGGTGGTACTCATGCTGGAAGCTCTGCTCCAAGCAACACTGCGGATATAACTTACAATGTTATTTCTACAGGTGATGATGCTAACTATGCTCCAGCTTCTTTTACTATAAGTGATTTAACAGTTGATGAAAATACAGCAGTTAACTATCCAGTTGCTCCTGCCGGAGGTTCTTTTACTACTACAGTTTCAGGATTGCCTTCAGGACTAAGCTTTAATCTTACTAGTATATCAGGAACAGCTCCAGAAGTAGCTCAATTTAGTGATGCTAATCCTAGTGATACTTTCACAATTACAGTTACAAGAACCAATTCTTTTGGTTCTACAAGTTCTAACTTTGATATTATAGTAAACAACACTACAGTAGATACTACTCCTATTAGTGGCTTTACTCACGTATCACAGACTATCACTTTGGTAGATTCTGATACACTAGAAGCTGGTTCTGTAGTTACTATTGATAATAGCCTTGAGCAAGGTAAACGTATGGTGTTCAGTGCGGCATTCATTCAAGGATTGTATGACGACATAGCGAATTCAGGCTCATCCCATGCTGTAACTATCGGTGTTTTAAAGACAGGACTGTATGGTTCGCAGTGGACAAATCACAGCATGGCTAACATTCAGCTTGGTTGGAGACTATACAGAGAAAGCAATAATAAGTACTTAGGTTTTGTCTACAATGGCCAAGCGGTAAGCAATACTAACTTCGGCACTGGTACTTTTGGGCGTGACCTAGCAATCTTCCATGACACCGCAAGCAATAAGCTTCATGTTACACAGTATGGTGTGACAGGTGGTACAGGTGAAACTATGGATACACCTACAGTTATCTCTGGCAGCCACATGACTCCCGGTTCTAGTGATGTAGACGTAACAATCGGTCTGTCTATAGGTTCAAGCACAGATGTTGATATTACAACTACAGGTATTTCTGAAGTAGACAATCCTGTAGTAGATACTATTGTTACTAACTGGAACAAAGCAATAGACTTTTCAGGTAGTAATGAGCATTTAAGGCAGACAAATTCAGCTAGCGGTACAAGCCCTTTAAGGATGAGTGACTTAAGCTCAACAGTTACTATGAATACTGCTACTGCTGGTCAAACTTCTAACTCAAACTCTTCAAGACCTTGGGCTACTGCTTGTGTGTTTAAAATTGATGGTAATTCTTCAAAACAACACATTTGGAACCAAGGAGAAGGTACGGCTACTGGAAATGATAACATTTACTTGAAGGTAAATGCAAGCAGGCAGTTACATTTTGCTTGGGGCCGTGAAGGCTCAGGCTATAACGAATGTTTAATTTCTAACTCACTTAGTACTTCTACTTGGTATGGTGTTTATATTGCACACACTGGTGAGCGTCTAAACGGCACTAACGCTTCTGCAGCTAATCTTGCTGATTGTTTCGACATCCGCTTGATAAGTTTTGGGACTAATGGTTGGACCTTAAGTTCTAATCTTTCTGTTTCAGCTAACTGGACAAGCACTGGTAACCGCATGGACAGAAGTTTTACAGGTGACTTTACTGTTGCTGGTCGTGGTTCTAATCGTAACTTCCACGGTAAAATAGCTTCTATGGTTGTAACAACTCTTACAACGGGTACTAACCTCCCATCTAATGCTGAAATTGAAGAAATGATTACAGACCCAATGGGTTGGTTAGCTGACTACAAGATTGGAAATACATGGAGAAGCACTACTAGTTCATATACCTTTAGTAATTACGCTACCGGCGGTGAAGCTAGCTCTAGATCAACTCAGATTCACTTAATGGGTGATGGCTCGTCCGATAGTTACTCTATGATTAGAAACCAAACAAGGACTAACGATACGTCGGTAACTTCATTAACCGGACAAAATTTAGTGTCAAGCGATATCGAAACTGTTTCGATCCCAGGATTGTAGAGGTAGATTATGTCAACAGTAAAAGTAAGTGCAAATTCAGGAGGCAGCATCAAAGCTAGCCTTAAATCCGCTTCTTGTTCATCTAAGGTAAACATCAGTCAAAAAGACATTAAGGCGACTCTCGATCAGTCACCTAACAAAATGTCTATGAGTGGTATTACCGATACTGCAATTGGCTCAGCCCAAGACGGAGACATTCTCATCTATGAAGAGGATACTTCGAAATGGGAGAATCATCAACTGACTACTTCTAAAGTTTTAGATATAGACAATACCAATAAATCTAACGGTGCTCTTCTTGTTTATCAAACAAGCAATGCAAAGTATACCGCAACCACAACTCTGGATAACCCAGACACATCAATCAACGGAGGCTCATTCTAATGGCAACCAAAATTCTACTCAAGAAATCGACCACTGCCGGTAATCTCCCAGGTACGGGTGACGTAGAAGCCGGTGAACTAGCGGTCAACCTCGTAGACCGTAAAATCTACACCAAAGACGGTTCTGGAGCCATCATTCGCCTCGATGCGGCGTATGTCGATGCTACAGCACCATCAAACCCAGTTGAAGGCGATATCTGGTATGATACCACTAACAACCTTCTAAAAGCCCATAACGGAACAGCTTTTGCTTCCGCTGGCTATCAAACATTATCTGCTCTAGAAGACACAAACTTTACTTCACTAACAGCTGGCGATTACGTCAAGTATAGTGGTACAGAGTTTGTTAACTCTTCATTAGAGACAGACGTTGAAGCTCTACTATCAGCTGCAAATACAGGAACAGGTCATGGTACCCTTTCTTATGCTAACGGCGAATACAGCTTTGCTAAAGTAACTGCTGCTAACATTCGCGGTGAAGTTTCTGCTACTGATGCAGGTGGCGACGGGTCATTTGCTTATAACAGCACAACAGGAGCCTTTACATACACAGGTCCTTCAGCTGCTGAAACTCAAGCTCACTTCACAGGTGGCACAGGTATTGCTTTATCTTCAGGTGACATCTCAATCGACTTCACTGAATTCGATCTAGATAGCATTTCTGAGGCTTCAACTACACCAACTAACCTTTTCTTTACTGATGAGCGTGTTGATGATCGCGTATCAAGCCTTATCGTTGGCGGCACAAACATTACTGCTACCTACGACGATACTGCTAATACACTTACACTAGACCTAGACAACTCAGGCGGTGTAGATCTATCAAATAACACAACATCAGATCTTGCTGAAGGTTCACGCCTATACTTCACAGATGCACGTGCTCGTGCTGCTATTAGTGTCACAGACGCTGGTGGCGACGGTTCTCTTGCATACAACAGCACAACTGGCGTATTCACATACACTGGCCCAAGTGCTGCTGAAGTTCAAGCACACATTACCGGTGGTACAGGTGTTACTGTATCTTCTGGTGAAGTTGCTATCGGTCAAGATGTTGCTACTACCTCAGACGTAACCTTTGCTAAGGTAACTTCAAGTGATGTTGAGACTACTATTGTTTCACATTCTGGTGGTACAATTACCCTTGACCCAACAAATGACGGAGCCAACACTGGTGAAGTTATTGTTGCTGGTAACCTAACTGTTAACGGTACAACTACAACCGTTAATTCAAATACAGTTGAAATTGGCGATGCTATTATTGTTCTTAACTCCGATGAAACAGGTGCTCCTTCACAGGATGCCGGTATCGAAGTTGAACGTGGTACAGCTGCTAATGTAGTATTTAAATGGAATGAAACTGACGACAAGTGGGACCTCGGTGGCGAAGAGCTACAGAACGTCGTACTAGACGGTGGTACATTCTAAATGCAAATGAGGGGTGGTTCTATATAGGATCACCCCTTCCATTCTTGGAGAAATAGTCATATGACAACTACAATGAAACACAAACGATCAAGCGTAGCTGGTAACGCTCCAGACGCTGCAGATATCGAAACAGGTGCACTTGCAATCAACTTCCCTGATGCTGCCTTGTATACTAAAGATGGTTCCGGTAATATTATCGAACTTTCTATTACAGATGCTATTAAAGAGCCTGTAAAGAACGTATCAGGTGGTTCACTAAGCGTTGGAACCGTAGTTTATCAATCCGGTACAGCCGGTAACTCTGCTGAAGTACAAGCTGCTTCAAACTCTTCTGCTTCTACAATGCCTGCTTTAGGTATTATTACAAGCACTCTTGCAGATGAAGCCGAAGGCTATGCGGTCCTTATTGGTAAAATCAAC